AAAAGAAAAGAGGGGAATGAAGATTCCGAGCTACGTGAGTCTAGCGAAAAAGACCCGAACATCGAAGCTATTGGTATCGGTGGTCAGATCTACGGTAAGCGTGCAGATATGATTATCGTAGACGACGCTGTTACCTTAAAGAACGCTAACGAGTTTGAAAAGCAGATTCGCTGGTTAACCCAGGACGTACGATCACGTTTGAACCCTACGGGTAAACTTGTAGTTATTGGTACTAGAGTTTCAGCTATGGACCTATACCGCGAACTACGCAACGAAGACCGCTACCCAGGTGGACTGGTCCCGTGGAAGTACTTGGCTATGCCAGCACTCTTAAAGACAGATGAGAACCCTGACAAGTGGGAGACTCTCTGGCCTGCAAGTGATGCTCCATTCGATGGTCAGATGGAATCTGACAAGAACGAAGACGGCCTCTACCCTAGATGGAATGGTCGCAACCTTTACAATGAACGCCAAGCTATGGATGCAAGTACCTGGGCTTTGGTCTATCAACAACAAGATATCTCAGATGATGCCATCTTTGATCCAGTATGTGTGCGAGGTTCTATAGATGGTATGCGTAAAGCAGGTCGCCTCGTTCCTGGTAATCCAGGCCATCCACGTGATGTCAACGGCTTTTCTTTTATTTGTGGTCTTGATCCCGCTATGGTTGGTGATACAGCCGTCGTTTGTTACGCTGTTGATCGGGTTACACATAAACGCTATATCGTTGATGCTACTAAAATTACTAGGCCAACGCCTGCTGCGATACGCCAACTAATCTTTGACTGGACTTCCCTCTACTCACCCAGTGAGTGGATAGTAGAAAAAAATTCTTTTCAATCATTCCTTACGCAAGATGAAGGCATCCGCCAGCACCTTGCCTCACGGGGTGTGCTACTGCGAGAACACCATACAGGTAACAACAAGTGGGACTCCGGTTTCGGTGTTGCTTCTATGTCTACCTTGTTCGGCACAAAACAGCACGACAACAAGCACCACCGCGACAATCTTATTCACTTACCTTCTGACCAAACTGAAAATATCAAGGCGCTCATTGAGCAATTGATTACGTGGTCGCCAACTACTAAGGGTAAGACCGATATGGTAATGGCCTTGTGGTTCTGTGAGATCAGAGCACGCGAGATGCTTAACCAAGGACTTAACCAAACCCATCACTTAAAAAACCCATTCCTTTCTCGTTACGAGAGAGGCAAGCGAACAGTTATCAACATAGATGAATTGCTCGCCGAGAAAGATCGTACATTCATCTAATAAGGAGATAACAATGGCAGAATATAAGAGTCGCAGTAATGACCCTCGTATCACTATGGGCGGTAAGAAAGACAAGTACAAGTACGATATGGCACTTGAAGTAGCACGCCAGCCGGCTGATACTCCAGAGGGCAAGAGAATGAAGAAGGATGCTCAGAACTACGTACGTGCATTTGAGTCACGTTTTCAGAATGAAGCATTTGTTCGCTCAGGCCGTATGCCATACACAGCAGGTGGTAAGGGTGCAGCTAAGGATCTTGAGAAGGTAGACAAGGTAGGAAAGTCAAAGCCTGCACCTAAAAAGGAGCTAAAGAAGGCAACTGAAAAGATGAAGAAAAACACAAGAGTAAAGATTACTGGTACTGCTTCTACTACACCACGTGTTTCTGGATCAATGATTAAGTCTCAACCAAAGACTACATCAAAAAGCACAGCAATTAAAGTCACTAAGAAGATGACTGAAGCACCTAAGCGCACTCCAAAGAACGCACAAACACTTCGTCGATTTGCTAAAGGTGGTAAGAAGTAATGGCAGCTACAAAAAAGCCAAAGGGAGCTTATTCTAAAATTGGTGGTGTTGGTGGAGTTGAATTTACTGGCAGATCAAAAGCTGAGAAATTTGAAAACTACATAACTGGTATCAGAGATACATCAGAAACACGCAAAGATAGATTTGAAAACACTTCTCGTCTTTATGCTGCAGCACGTAAAATAGGCCTTAGTGAAAAAGCTGTAAAGCCACAGATCGATGCTCTTGCAAAAGACTTAAAGAAGTACGGCGCAGCGGTTGAAAAGAAAACTTCCAAGATGGATATGGAAGATATGATGCGACGTTCTGCTGAGAACCAAAAGTTAAAAGCTAAAAAAGCTGCAGCATCAAAGCCAGCAGTTAAGAAAACCACAGCTAAAAAAGCTGCAGTTAAGCCATCGGTCAAGAAGAAGGCAGGCAAGAAATAATGCCAAAAATTGGAACTGGTACAAACAAAGTTAGTATTGACCCAAAGGCTTACGCTGCAAGAATTACCAGAGCTAAAAAAATTGTAGCAAGTATGGACCCTGCAACAAAAGCAAAAATTAAAGATATGTACCCAAAGGTTACAAGAGAAGAAGTTGCTAAGCAGGCATTAAATACTAAGAAGGTGGATATGAAAAAGAATACAGCACCTAGAAAGCCTACAGTTTCTCGCGCACCATCAAAGGGTGTTAAGACTCCAATGCCTAAGACTGGACCAAGTGGTAAGAAGAAGTTAATGCCACTTACAGGACAAGCAGCAATTGATGCAATGCAACGACGTGTATCACCTGCTGGTGTTAAGAAGGCAGAGATGGATGCTAAGAAGGCAACCAACAAGAAGTATCCAGGATTATACAAGAAATCTAAGTAAGGAACTCAATTGTTATCAGTCAAAGAAGTTGACGCTAAGCTAGCACGCTTACGTACTCGCTCATCAGCGCGAGATCAACGTATGCGTGATGTGCTCTCGGTGCGTCAAGGAGATATCTCTAAGGTATATCCTGCAATGTTTTCAGAGGAATACCCAAAGCCTCTGGTTGCAAACTTCATTGACGTAGCAGCACGAGATCTAGCAGAAGCAATGGCACCACTGCCATCCTTTAACTGTTCTGCAACTAATATGGTTTCAGATACAGCACGCAAGGCAGCAGATACTAGAACTCGTATTGCAAACTTTTATGTAACAAACTCTGACCTACAACTGCAGATGTACACAGCAGCAGACTGGTATAACACCTACGGTCTTGGTATCGGTATGGTTGAGATGGACTTTGAGGACAATAATCCTCGTATCCGTATGCTCAATCCATTCGGCACCTACCCAGAGTTAGATCGTTATGGTCGCGTTATGTCTGTAACTCAGGTAATTATTACTGATGCAGAGACACTAGCTGCACAATACCCAGAGTATTACGATTTGATTCTAGGCAAAAACCAGTACGCTCTATCTTCTCCTTATATCTCAATGGTCAAGTACCACGACAAGGACCAGGATCTACTCTATCTACCAGAGCGTAAAAACTTAGTACTAGCACGTACACCTAACATCATAGGTAAGGCAATGGCATCTGTCATTATGCGTTCTTCACTTGACGGTGAAGCACGTGGACAGTTTGATGATGTTCTATCTGTACAACTTGCTCGTGCTCGTTTTGCAATCTTGCAGATCCAAGCAGCAGAAAAGTCTATCCAAGCACCTATTGCTATTCCACAAGATGTGCAAGAGTTGGCACTTGGTCCAGATTCAATTATGCGTTCTGCTAACCCACAAGGTATTCGTCGCGTTTCATTAGATCTTCCACCTGGCATCTTTGCAGAATCTGGTGTTCTTGAGCGTGAACTTCGTTTAGGATCTCGTTACCCTGAATCTCGTTCAGGTAACATTGACGCATCTGTTGTTACAGGCCGTGGTGTGCAAGCACTACAGGCTGGCTTTGATACACAGATTAAGTCAGCACAAGCACAGTTTGCTCGTATGTTCCAAGAACTTATTTCAGTTTGCTTTGAAGCAGATGAGAAAGTATTTGGTGGTATTCCAAAGACCATCAAGGGTTCAGATGATGGAACACCTTACGTTCTAAAGTACACACCATCTCGTGACATCAAGGGTGAGTACGGCGTAGATGTACGCTACGGAATTATGTCTGGTATGGATCCAAACCGTGCCATCATTGCTTTACTACAAATGCGTTCAGACAAGCTCGTATCTCGTGACTATGTACGTCGTGAGATTCCAATGGACTTGAATGTTACGCA